CCCCCCCGCCGCACGTGAGAGGGGGGGGGTCCGCCCTGCTACTCCCCTTGTCTACAATTCTTCTGGTGTAGGGTTGTGGGGCTGGACTGTATTATTTTTTTGTAAGAGGATTAGGGGGCGGTTTATATTAACCCCCTTGTGCTGGGTATGTAATGCCGGGTTATGCGAAGGGCAAGCCGAAGCCGGAGACTTATGTTTTGAATGTGGGTCGTGACCGGGTGCGTCAGGAGGTATGGAGTAGTTTGCGCAAGTATGCGAAGGATGATGGAGTGCCGGTGACGGAACCGGTGTGGGATGCGTTGTATGGTTATGTGGAGAGGCGCAAGCGTGGGTGAAACTATGGGAGTATGGATGGGGTGGGCTTGATGCTGACACCGATTTCATTTAGGGATGCGTGCAATTACACGGGCTACCATCACCGTCATAGTTCGCCCCCCCAAGGTCATAAGTTCAGTATAGGTTTGGAATCGAATGGAGAGTTAGTGGGAGTAGCAATAGCAGGGCGGCCAATATCGCCTTCTTTGGACGATGGCCTCACAATGGAAGTGAGGCGCGTAACTACTAATGGGGCGAAGAATGCTTGTAGTATGTTGTATGGTGCCGCAGCGCGCGCCTCATTCGCAATGGGTTTTCGGAAGGTGATTACTTACACTTTGCAGTCAGAAACGGGGGCGAGTTTGAAGGGGGCGGGTTTCATACCGGAGTATGAATGCACGACGAAAGCACGTTGGGCGATGCGGGCGAACCGGCTTCAGCAGTTACGTCTGGATGGGCGCGATACGATACCACAGGGGAATAAAGTGCGTTGGGTAAAGTTTGTCAATGGGTGAGGGTCACGACAGTCGAGAGGTGCAGCCGAGTAGTTTCACGTTTCGTAAGAAGGTGGGTTTTGAGGCGAAGGTATATTTCTTTGAGGCGGGTGAGATACGGCCGAGGGTGGAGAGGATATTGGAGGAGTGGGAGTTTGTTGAGGGTCGTTTGGAGAGGTTTGAGGGATGAGGTTAGCGGATGCGTTGGGCGAGGACCGGCCGCGTTATGCTACGTTGTCAGACAAGCAGGAGGCTTTGGGGATGTATTTGCAGGGTCATCGTTATTTGGACATAGCGCAGGAGTTGAACAGCCGCTATGATTTTTCGCCGTTATTGAAGAAGGAAACGATAATGGGTTGGGCGAAGCGAATGGGTTGGGATGAGATGCGGAATGATATGGAACACGACTTGGCGACGGAAACGCGGGAGTTTGCGAAGGTGACGGTGAAGGGTCGTATGGCGGAGATAGAGGAGGTTAGGCAGGAGTTTCTGGACCGGATGCGTGATAAGACGGGTCAGAAGTTGCGCGGTTTTGAGTTTGCGAAGTTGACGCAGATGTTGGAGAAGATGCAGGTTCGTGAGGATGAGAAGCAGGAGTTGGTGGAGTTCATTAATGAGTGTATTCGGCGTGCATTGCAGGTGGTAGATATGGATGAGGTTCAGCAGCGAGTTTTCTTGGAGAAGTATATTGAGTTATTGCGGGCGGGTTTGAGTTGATAGGGTGTCGGGATTGTGGAGGTTCGGTGGTGGCGCAGGACATAGTTGGTGAGGGTAAGGTGATGTTGGTATTGGCTTGTGCGGATTGTAAGGTGGTTTATGATATGCAGACGAGGAACACTTGATGGGGCGTTGGAGTGAGGGGCCGTTATGTCGGCAATGTGAGATTACATTTACAGCATCGGAGGTAGCAACGGACAGCGGGAACTTCATCTGTCGGGTATTGTATTGTAGCCGTTGTAATGTATTAGTGGATAAGAGTTGGTGGGCGACGCCGAAGATGATGGCGCAGGCGGATGTGGTTCGTGCTATGGTTCGTGAGGGTCGGGATAATATGGCGGGAACGCAGGCGCGGCCTCGTTGTTCGAGTTGTGGGGAGGGTGGGCATAATCGGCGTACTTGTCCACAGTTGTTTCCTTGAGTGGGTTTGGATTGATATGCGGTGACGCGCTGTTGGAGTTACAGAAGCAACCTGAAGCTTCTGTTGACGCGGTGATAACAGACCCTCCCTATGGCTATTCATTTATGGGGAAGGATTGGGACAGGGCGGTGCCTCCGGTCGAGATTTGGGAGGAGTGTCTGCGTGTGCTGAAGCCGGGCGGGTGGTGTATGGTGTTGGCCTCACCGCGTCAGGATGTTCTTTCACGGATGATGGTGCGGCTGGAGGATGCCGGTTTCAGGACAGACTTCACTTCAATTTACTGGACTTATGCGACTGGGTTTCCGAAGGCTTCCAATATCGGGAAGAAGGTGGATAAGCGGCTGGGGGCTGAAGTGCAGACTTTCAAGGCTTTTAATATGAAAGGCGACCCGGAGGGGAAGCTGGCTACGCGGAGGGAGGCGAAGGAGAACTATAACCTCCACGTTCCACAGACGCCGGAGGCGCAGGCGTTGGCAGGCTGTTACGGGGGGTTCCAGCCGAAGCCTGCCGTTGAAGTCATCATCGTTGCGATGAAGCCGTTGTCCGAAAAGACCTTTGTGGAACAGGCGTTGAAAAACGGCAAGGGCGTTACTTGGATGGATGGCTGCCGTATCCCTTATAAAAGTGAGAGGGACGCAGAGGGGGCGAGATGGGGCAGCGGCAAGGACCACTACTTCGCGCAGGGAACTTCGGGGTTCAAGCAACTTCCTGACGACCACTTGGCAAGCGACGCAGACAGCGGCCGCTTCCCGGCGAACCTGCTGGTCAGCGACGATGTGCTAAACGACGGGCAGGTATTTGGAGGGGGAACTGAAAGAGAGGGGTTCCCCGGCGGAACAACATTTGGAGGTTCTGAACGGAATAAGGCAGATTGGGGTAGGTGGTATGGGGATATTGGTTCTTTCTCCCGTTACTTCGACCTCGATGCGTGGGACAAGGCGGCCCGCGAAACCTTCCCGTTCCTGATTGTGCCGAAGCCCGCCAAGTCAGAGAAGAGTAAGGGGTGTGCATCTGTGGTGGGGGAGGCACGCTTTAGTTCGCAGAATGAAAGCGGTAAGATGTTGCCGACCGCGATGAATGAACCCCACAGCGTAACAGGCAACTACCACCCTACGGTAAAGCCGCTGAAGCTGATGCGCTATCTGATAACACTCACCACCCGCGAAGGTGATACGGTTCTCGACCCTTTCGTGGGTAGCGGGACGACCTGCGTAGCGGCGAAAGAACTGAATCGGGAATATATCGGGATAGACCGCGAAGCCGAATATATCGAGATTGCCAACTCGCGTCTGGCTGCCGCAGGCAGGCAGCCGTCGCTGGACTTCTTCGCGCCCGTTGGGGAGGCGGCCAATGGCTAATTACGACTTCAAGCCCGACCTGCGGGACGGGCAGCAGGGTCAGAATGTGATGAAGTTCTTTTTAGAGTCTTATTTTGGTTTTAAGTATCTTGGGCAGGGGTACACGAGTGCTTTTGACTTACGGATGCGTGATGAGGCGGAGAAACGGACATTGCTTTACGAGATTAAGACTGACCTTTACGAGAAGGACTATGCCACGGGAACGGGCAATCTGGTATTGGAGTATGAATGCCGGGGCAAGCGGAGTGGCATACAAAAATCGAAGGCGGATTATTACATATGGTATTTGCCGTTGCTTGACCGCGACCAGATTTGGATGGCGAGTCTGGATACGTTGTTGTTCTGTATAGGTCGGAAGCGCTGGAAGGTGCAGCCGATAGGCGAGTATTCGGCGCGGATGGGCGAGAAGTCGGGTTTGGCGTATATGATACCGCGTTATGATGACAAGACCTTTTTTGAAGTATTCAGTACGGACAATCGCGGGAATTTCTGGCCGAGTTAGGTATGTCTGTGCGGATATGGGAGGAGGGGGTGTTGCTGTTGGAGACGGACAGTATCATAGAGTTGATAGAGTATATGACGGTAAATCGGGTAGAAACCAAGGAGATTAACGTTGTCCCAAAGTGCCTCGACGATTGACACGAAGTATTTGACGCAGGCGGTAACGGGCGCGATGGATATAATGCGTTCAACGCCGATGACGTTGGAGGGTTTCGTGGACGAGGTGCTGGAGTCATTTATGTCTTTGGAACCGGGGCATTATGTTCCGTTGGGTAAGATGCACAAGGAGTGGACGGCAGCGTTCCGCGAGAACACGCATACGGCGATAATCTGCGCGAGGGGTCATTTGAAGACGAGTTGGGGGTTATCGGTGTTAGCGTATCGAATGTTGCGTCAGCCTAATTTCCGTGCGCTTTATATTTCGGCGACATTGGAACAGGCGTGGGACAAACTGGAACAGTTCGAGGAGATTTGCCGCCGTAGCTGGCGGCTGGAGGGTGTTGTAAAGCGGAAGGAGGAGTCCAAGGGCGCGTGGCGCAAGGGTGCCAAGTATTTCAACAATGGGAGTCGGGTACACGCGGCGAGTATAGGAAAGGCGTTGGAGGGGCCGCACGTTCATATGATTATACTGGACGATGTGCTTCAGGAGTTTCCGAATTTGACGGATGAGAAGGTGATACATTACATTAAGCGAGTTGTGATGCCGATGCGGCTGCCTGATGCGAACCTGTTGTTGGTGGGGACGCAGAAGCGGGTTGGTGATGTGACGGACTGGGTGTCGGAGAGTCCGCAATGGACGTCGTTGCGTCATCCGGCGTTGTTGAAGGACGGCACACCGCGCTGGCCGGAGTATTGGTCTTTGGAGAGGTTGGAGGAGGAGAGGGGAACGATGGGCAGTCGGGCGTTTGAGTCGGAGTATTTGTTGAATCCGTTAGACCCGCAGAGTGCGGTGATACCGTATCACGTTCTGAAGGAGTGCTTGGATAAGGGGCGTAAGATGGACATTCCGCCGACCGGCGTTGATTGGGAAACGGTGATGGGCGTTGACTTGGCGGTGGGGATGGACACGCAGCACGACGAAACGGCGTTTGTGGTGATGTCGTATCATCGGCCGACGCAGATGCGCGAGATACATTATTGCTGGTCTGGCAGGATTCAGGCGCAGGGCGCGGGGTGGCTGGAGGCGCAGGTTCAGATGTTGCGGGAGTTAGCGGTGCGTTTCAATCCGCGGAAGATAATGGTGGAGTCGAATGGTTATCAGCGGCTTGTGGTACACGCGGCGCAGCAGTTGGCGGGGCTTCCTGTCGAGGGGCATAACACGGGGAAGGAGAAGCACCGGCACGATGTGGGGATTCCGGCGATAGCGTTGCGGATGGAGTTGGAGAAGTATAGCATTCCGTGGAGTGTAGGCGCGAGGGAGAACAGCCGCCCCGGCACGCGCAAGTTGGTGGATGGTTTGTCGCGGTTGATTTATGGTAAGAACGGGCGGCTGGAGGGTCACACGCCGGACGCCGTGATGGCGTTGTGGATGTGTGAGTTGGTCGTGCAGAAATTCGAGAATAAGCGGTTGCATTTTACACGTTGGGACTTCCTGTAACAGTAAGACTTATTAACGGCAACCGACCACTACCTGTCCGGATGGCGGACACAACCACTCTCGCCGAAGCGTCGTGTTTGCATCGTCTCACCAAACGTTCCAAGGCCGCCATCCACCCTTTTTACTATGAAGAAGCGTGAGAGGCTGGAGTTGTATGGCGTGACCGCGCACACCAAGCGTCAACTGAAGAAACTGGCCCGCGCCAATGAGGTGCCTACGGGTCTGTTAGTAGAACCCGTGCTACGGGATTTCATAGATGAACCGGCCAATCGGCGGCTACTGGCACGGGAGGGTCGTTGAAAGACTCATTTCCCATTCCCGGTGGTGTGAAGCGGGAGGCCAAACAGGGAACGGCATTGCGGGCCAAGTTCGGCTATGGTGGTGGCGACGTGACGTTGAAGGTGAATCGGTTGCTTACCTCACAAGAGAGTGTGGGCATAGATACCGCAATGCGTATCTACAAGTATTACGCGCGACACGCGCCTGTTGACCCCAAGGGCATCAACTTCCATAACCGTAAGCGCCCTTCCAAGGGCTACATAATGTGGAAATTGATGGGCGGCAATAGCGGCCACCAATGGAGTCGTAAGCTTGAGAAGCAGATAGCCATCCGGACAAAGGGAGTGTTTAAATTAGTGGCGGAGTTGAAGGGAAGTACCGATGGCTTGGTATGACCGCATCATAGGCCGCAGCCCGCAGCGCAAGGCTTCGCCCTTGGAGTTATGGCAGCAGACGCTGGACGCCAATCTGCTTAAGGAAGCGCGCACGCCCGTGTATTCGGGCGTGACGCCTGACAGCGGCTATCAGGAAGCCATAATGCCGACGATTGACCAGTTCTACCTTGAGGATTTGGCCGACCGCTACTCGCACCTGCGGACGGTTGTCGGCCGCATAGCCTCGCAGTCGGTAGCTAAAGGCTGGGAATACATAGACCGCGGGGGAGGTGACAAGGAGGACCGCAAGCGACTGGCGCGCCTGCTGGCCGACCCCACCAACGGCAGCGCCGACATAACCGGCGTGGAACTGATGAAGGCGATGATACGACAGGTGGAGATTTTCGATGATGCGTGGGTCAGCATAGTCTTCGATTACGTCACGGACGAGGGTGGCGCCATCACCGGCAAGGTCGTGAAGGAACTGTGGGTGGAGGACGCCAAGCACATGCGCTTCAACGTGGACGAGTACGGCCGCTTCCGTGATGACGAGATGTTCGACCCCATCACCCGCGAGTTCATGGACGGCACCCACAACCGGAAAACCGGCACGAAGCTGGTGCCGATGTGCTACTTCTATGATACCCAAAGCGAGAAGATACCGTTTGCGCGGGACGAGGTAATCCACTTCAACAAATACAGCGCGTCCGCGCGACTGTACGGGCAGTCCCCGATTATCGGGCTTGCCAACAAGATTGAAACGGCCTTGGCGATAGAGGCGTGGCAGAAGAAAATATATCGGCTGGAACGCCCGCCCAAGGGTTTCCTCGATGTTCCGGGTCACGATGAAGAGTCGCTGAACCGGCTTGGAGAATACATTGCAGAGGAAACCCACCGCAACCCCAATTTCATTCCGATTATCAGTAGCCGTGATGCCAGCGCCACCGCCAAGTTCATTCCGGTAATGCCCAATATGGATGAACTGATGATGCTGCCCTATATGGAACGTATCAACAGCGACATCAACGCCTCTTACGGTGTGATGCCGCTTATCGTCGGTAACATACAGGGTGTGGGTGGGCTTAACAGCGAGGGCGAACAGGTAACTATCTTCGACCGCACCATCCGCGAAACGCAGCGTATGGTGGAGGAGGGCTTCTTCAAGCCGCTGCTGAAGCTATTAGAGATTAACACTTGGGCTATTCGTTTCAATGACATCAATGAACGCAATGAAACGCAGCGCCTCAACAACCTTCAGGTTAAGGCCAACATCCTTACCTCTCTCCAGTCGGCGGGCGTGGAAGTGGACATAGATGAGAATGGCGAACTGGTCTTCCCGAAGACCGCGGAGGTGGTGCGTCAGGATTTTCCAAGTCCTTCCCCGGAGTCGCTGGAGGCCGAGGCGCCAAGCGTACCAGCGGATATATTGAACGAGTTGCCCGAGAACTCCGAAGTGTAATCCGCGAGGAACTGGCCCCGCTACGGACCACGCAGACAGAGGCGGGATTGCGTGCTGCGGTAGATAATTTCAGCATCCTGCTGGCGCGCAGGATGAAGGCGGCGGTTGATGATGACATTACCAACGCCTTCAAGCACGGTGTTACAAGTGCCTACACGGAATTGCGCGGCACGAAGAACAAGGTAGAGATAGACACAGCGGACAAGGAACTTGTGCGCAGCCTTCAGGGCGAACCTCACTTCTCCCGTAGTTACAATAGCTATCAGGATGGCCTGCGTGAATCACTCCAGCGCACCATCTCTATCGGTATTGCGGATGGGCAGTCCATCTCGCAGATAGTGTCCGAGATGGGGAAGTCGGCTAATTTGCAGACATACAAACTGGTACGGTTAGCACGGACAGAGATTAACAATATCTACAATGAGGGGCGTCTGCGGGGCTACCTGAAGGGCGAGAAGGAACTGAAGCGCCAGTTCAAGTATCGGCTGATAGTTATGCAGGACAGGCGCACCTGCCGGGCGCATCTGGAGTTAGCAGCGCGCGTCCCCGGCAACGGTCTGATACTGAATGACCTGATAGCGATACAGCAGGAAGTGGGGAATCGTTATGGGCTATCCTTAAAGGGACACTCCCTTTTGCATCCTAACCAGCGCACGGTGCTGGTGAGGGCATAATGGGAAGCAACCGTTGTCAGAAGTGCTTGCGTGGGGCAATGACTGTCCACGTTGGAGTCCACGGGCTTTGTAATGAGTGTGAAACGGAACGGGCTTGGAAGAACAGTAAGCGAGTGACAACGCAACAACGCTATGCCCAGATGCGTAACAGGCTATATTTGAAGAAGAAGAAGGAGTTGGAGATGCGCCTTGCGGAAACGGAAGGGCGGTAACTGTGCTGAAGATGAAGGTGCGCAACGCACCCGAGGTTGCTACTGTTATCAAAGACTTACCGGAGATAATCAAGGAGTCCCTGAACAACGCTATGTTCACAATGGGGACAGACATACAGCGGGCGGCAGAGGAAAACCTCGCCAGCCCCTACCCCAAGGGACCGAAAAGCAAGCGCAACCTTGCGCAGAGTATCGAGATGGAGAGTGACCGCGAAGCCCGCCGTTACGAGATAGGCAGTCGCCTGAAATATGCCAAACACGTTGAGTTTGGTACTGGCCCTCATATCAGTTCTACTGGTAAGGCGGAGTTCGAGAGAAGCCTGCGTGACTGGTACAACTATATCAATCCCGGCATTCCTTATGAGGCCGTGAAGAAAGCGATACAGCGCCGTGGCCTGCCTCCACGCCCTTACCTGCGTCCGGCCTTCGTAAAGGAACGGGGCAACTTCCCCATCACTTTCGCCGATGAACTGATACGCCTGTTACCGCCTTCAATAAAGTGAAATGGTGAGTGTATCAGGGGCTAAAACGTCCACCAGAAGCAGAACAGACTTGTTTAGCATATAAAGGATTTCCGGAAATGCATCAGTGCTTATTAATTGGAGGACACTCCAAAGGCGTGGCAGTCGCAGAAGAAACGGGTTGGCAAATTTACCGACCCGAGTGGTATAACAGCCGCGTGATGGAAACATTCATCTCTTCTCCTACCGTGGATAAACAGGGCGACCTGATACCCACAAAGACCATCAAAGAAGCGATGGACTTCTATATGAAATATGGAGTCTATTCATATCGGCACGAAGAACAGCCGATTGGCCTGCCTTTAGCCTATAAAATTATAGGTGGTAAAATCAAGATAAGGGTCGGCGTTCACGACCAATTACCGATGCACGATAATGTCTGGACTGAAATAAAGCAGTTCGGCCCTAACGGTGCCAGCAGTATCCGGGGAGAGGCTACTGACCAAGAAAAGATTTGTTATTCGGAAGACGACTGCCACACCCGAATCAACGAACTGTCCCTCTGGTCTGTGTCTTGGGTGGGCGATTCGCCTGCCAACCCGGATGCCAAGGTCACGGATGTGTCAATGGCGAAGACGACATTAATGTCGCGTACAGCAAATGAAGCGGCCGATTTGCATACGGAAGCCGGCACCAGCGGCCGATTTGCATACAGCAAAGGTGACGTTTTGCATACTGCCTGTATGCAATGCGGCGGGGATTTGGAGAAGAAGATTGGCAAGCGCGGTAGCAAATGGTGTATTCTCCACCATCGCACTCCCGGTAAGATAGGCAAACCAATACCGGGCGGCTGCCACCCAACCAAGGCCGAAGCGGAGAATCACCACCGTGCTATCCTCGCCCGCCGCTTTGGCAAATCCAAGGCGCTGCTGTCTGACATCCATAAGCAGTTGCGCCTTGCCAAGTGCGAGAAACTGTTGGCACAAGTAACGACTATGGTCGAGAAAAAGCCCAAGAAGAAGCCGACCGAGGGCATTGGAAGGCCGCCCGAAACGTGGTTCAATAACTGTCGCTTTAACGCGCGTAAGATTGGCAGGCTGCCCGGTCGTCGTCAAGTCAGGGATGAGAGGGCGTGGTGTAGTGAACTCTGGTACAACCCCGGCCGCTTCGACCAGACTTACAACAAACCCGATGGTTCAAAGGGCCGCACATCCGGGTATGAACTGCGCAATGCTGTTGGCCGTTCAAGCTGGAATCCGGGCAAACCAAAGGGCTAATTCCGGAAACTCTCTTTCATTTATATAATAACAGCGCCCTGAAGCGATATGACCGTTTGCACCTGTGGCGCGACAGCCAAGGACACCGAAGCCGATGAAGCCGAGGATGTCAAAGTCGAAGCAGACACCTCGGAAGCGCTGGAAGAACCTGTGCTTGAAGAGGACGTTGACAAGGAAGATGACCTTGTTAAAGACCTCGAAGACACACTCCTCAAACTGAAGGAAGTGCTGGCCTATCTGGAAGAGATGGGTGGTGCTGACGAGAAGGCCGAGGACGAAGAGGAACTCGAAGAAGAGGAAGACGAGGAACCAGCCGAGGAGGAGGAGGAAGAGGAGAAGTCCGAACCCGCCCCCGCCGAGAAGGTTGAAGACCTTGAAAAGGCACTCGGAGTACTGAAGACTCACGGCATCAACATATATGCAGGCAAGAAGCGCACCCCCGCGACGAAGCCACGTTCCACTCCCAAACCCACCAACTGGACAGAGTTCAGCAAATCGCTGGAAGACATAGACCTGCTTGTTGAGAGGGCTGGAGGTAACTAAAATGGCTGGAATGACACTATCCGAGTATGTGAACGCATACTACGGCGGCACGCTTGGCATCTCCAAGCGTTATGGCATCAAGAAGGCGGACGACCCGCTAACCACGGCTGACACCACCTACTTCAACACGATGTATGGCGCGGCTGTGTACAACAATCTGAATACCAAGTCAGAAATCTTCAAACTTCTCCGTAAGGAAGGTTGGACACAGAGTGGCTGGCGCGTGCTTACTGCCCGCGGCACCACGACTTCCGGCGCACCCGAGGGCGGCACTTTCGGTGCTACCGGCAACGATGTTGAGGGCGATGTCCCTGACCTTGTAGAAGTGAATGCCACTATGAAGGAAGTAGTCACGCCGTGGGATGTCAGCACCCGTGCTGAAATGCTGGCGGAAGCCGACGACGGAGTGAAGGGGCTTTCGGCCTTCCTGCGCCGTGAACAGGCAGAGGCCCACACTTACTACATTGACTCGCAACTGACGACCGACAGCGACACTCCTGCTGGCGACGATTTCGAGTCGCTGGACAGGATACCGTGGACGGATGCGGCTAACACCGCTGTCAGTAACAGCGCGGCTACCGATGCAGACGTATGGGGTGCATCTACGGGTGTTGACCGTTCAGCCGTAAGTTGGGCGGACGGCTATGTGAACCACAACAGCGGTACCGACCGTGCGCTGACTACGGCGATGCTGGATGCCGCTATCCAGAACGCGCTGGAGAACGGCGTCAACTACGACGACCTGCTTCTGCTTACCGGCCACGACACGATGCAGGACATCAAACAACTTCTGAACGCCAGCAGCACTTCAACGTGGCGCTACGACCTCGGCCCAATGGGGCAGTCGGCCCAGAATGGGGTTAGCAGCGAAACAGGAATGAACCTCGACAGTCGTGTTGGCTACTACGACAGTATTCCAATCTACGTCAGCCAGCACATCCCGAAGGATGTCACCAGCCGTGTCTATCTACTGGATATGGCTAACCTCTACTTCAAACTGGCCGCACCAACCACCTACGTCTCAAACGAAGACCTTGGTATTACCAAGAAACTCGCCAAGGATTTCGCCTTCATTACTGCGGGCGAACTCATTTGCACCAAGTTCAAGACGCAGGGTATGATAAGGGATTTGACGTAGAGTGGTGAGGGTCGTTAAATGGTTCGTATCACCAATATTACTGACAAGTTCCTTCACCGTCGGCTACATAACGGGGAAGGGCTGGGCTGGAACCCCGGTGAAACCCGTGAGGTGGATGATGAGTTCCTTGTGGAA